TAACTCTTGTTTGTTCATTGTACTTCTTTTTTTTTGTTAATAAAATTATTTAATTTCTGGTTATGTAATTTCACAAGCGCCACCAGCACACGCTAATTCTCCTGATAAATCTGTATCGTCAGATAATTCTACGATTTTAGACAAATCTATATCTTTAAGTGCCAACATCATTTCATTGTATTTTGATTCAGTGCAGTCTTCAAATGGAGCTTGAACATATGTACCACCATCATATGGTAATACAGATAATCCATTATAATGATTTCGATTAGTCCACATCCATTCGCCTGCTAAGTCCCATTCATCCGATTTAAGAGATACGGTTGCAGATACATTGTGTGTGTTGTTCCCCGTTCGGTGTCCTGGTTTAACCCAATCTAAATGCACTTTTTTGATTCTATCTAATAATTCAAATGGTGATTCGGTTCTCATAATTGCACCAGCTGGTGCTTTTTGTGGAATACTGATAACTGCAGTGTCGTGAGGACGAAAATATTCATCTTCTATAAGCTCTGGATGATTGTTTGCCAAGTATGTATATATTGCCTCATTTTTACCTACTCTTACTCTCCTAACATAATAATCATTGTGCCATGCATGGATACCTGAACTTGTACCTAATGCTAATGATGTAGTTCCAGCTGGTTTAACTGTGGTTGTTCTAGCAGATTCATTTATACCTAATATATTAGCTACTCTCGCATTCTCTTGTTTAACAATCTCTGCAGCTTTAGTCATATCATATCCTAATACTGTACCAGAGCCTATCCCGGTCATTGATACGCCTATTAATGCATCTTTTTCAGTGGTTCTTTGCCAAATTGGTCTTAAATAATGAAACTCAGTATATCCTGCTTGAAGTGTACCAATGAATGCCGCCGCTTTTACTCGATTTTCGAAATCTTCTTGTGATTCAATATCTGATGCATTTACTTCACATAAATTACAGAATTGAAATGGTCTAAGTGCTATTTCGCAACATGGATTAGTTCCCCAATCTTTGTCATTGGTTAAATATATACCCGGCTCACCTGCTCCAGACAATTCTACTCGCTTCCAAAGATCCATAAAAAATCCTTTGGTTAATTTATGTCGCATTAATGCGGCTGAGTTATTAGATCTGCCTCGTTGTGGATTTGTTTCCCACCAATTACCAGTTTTACATGCAATCATATCCTCATCGTCGGCACTAAACAAACTAATAAGTGCTGCACGCCTAATACCTCCTGCCAAGACAGCATCTGCAATGTGACATACCATGTCATGAACTTCAATCGGCGATAAAAATTCGCCAGCATGTTTAGCATCTAATATTCCTTGTACTTTAATTAAGCATTCTTTTAATGGTTGTGGGCCTGGGGCTTTACCTCCAGATGTTACTAACCTAGCCCCTTTTGGTCTAATGTCTGAGAAGTCAAATTTTAATTTAGAAGTTCCTTGAAAATAACTTTTAACTAACGCTTTAACTGCATCTGCCCATCCCTCGATTGAATCCGCAATTAAAAATCGTCGTGTTCTGTCTAAATTTGGTTTGCGAATTTCTGGCAATTTTTCTATATGGTGCTTTTGCACTGAATAACCAACACCCGTTCCGCCTAATAATAAAAACATAGTTTCACCAAAGGCTCGGTAATCGTCAATTGGAAGATATGCACAATTATAAATTCGGTTTGGAGAGATTTCTATAGATTTACCACCAAATTGCAGTGATCTCATTGACGGTAATACTTTTTTTGCATATACATATTCATATGCGTCTAGTATTTCGTTACGTAGTTTAGGATATCGTTTTATGTGCATATCTCTGTTACGGTCGACTAATTCATCCCACGTCTCGCGCCGTTCGAGCTCCGGGGAATATTTTGCATACTTCATGTATACTGTGATATCACTCAAAATTTTGTTTGAAATCTCCATTGTTTTGTAATCTCCTTGTTTTTTTATTAACGATTTATTTTTAGACGAAAAAAGCCCGGGAATCAACCGGACGTTTTGCTTATATAAATATAACGCTATCCTAACGTTCCACCCAAATCCTTGAACTTTTGCGCAAGATTTTTTTTCACCATATTTTCCCCAGTTTTCATAACTTGTGTAGTTTGTTTTCCTTGGGCAGTTTGGGGTTCAAAAAATTGAAATTGCCCATTATTAGTATTTATTTTACACGGCAATGTTACACCATCCGGACCAAATCTATTTTTAATAACATGGCCACGACCAGTACCTGACATTTTGTCCTCTACTTTTCTAGACAATGACATTAAGAAATCTGACACCATTACTTTACCATATGATGATGCAATCTTATCTGCTTCAATTACATCTTCTTCCAATGCACTCCTGCCGGCTTGCGATGCAGTCCATACTGGTATCTCATATTCGCCAGCCATACCACGTAGATCTTCATATAAATCTTCAAGTGCTTCATGTTTATCTTTCTTAGTATTAATTTTTAATAAGTCACCATAATCCACAATTACCAATGCTGGCTTCTTGTCTAACATGATTGATTTTTCTAAATGTGCTTTTATTCCCATTACACTAACCGATTTGGTTGGATAATACTTGATAATTAATTCACCTTTTAAATTATCCATTTTGTCTTGGATATCAGATTGATAATTTTTTAAGTTTTGAGCATTAATTCCAGTTAATACCGAATCATATCGTTGTCCAACGTATTCTTTGTTTAATTCTAATGTATAATGTATAACGGTATGTCCTGCTTTAATTGCATTTGCTCCAATATTAATAAGAAGCCAAGATTTACCGATTCCAGCTGGTGCCATTACTACACCCAATTCGCCATCGGCTAATCCACCATCCATTAAATCATCAATAACATCCCATCCGGTAGTAATTGTATGTCTTGCGGCTTCATCATATCTTGCGGCGACACTAGTTTTATAATCTAACCCAATATCGGTATCTGCACCGGCTTTCATTGCGCCGTCTATTTTAGTTTTAATTTCATCAAAATTACCATTTTTAAGTAATACAACAGAATCCATAATGGCACGCTTGATTTCTTGATTTTTACAGAATTTTAAAATTTCATCCTTTACAAAAGTCAAGTCACTCGACTCCATATATCGGAATACATCTTTTAACTGCTCCATTACCGCAGCTTTAAGAATATCATTTTCAATGCCGGTAATTTTTACCTTGAGTACATCTTTAGTTGGAGGTGCTTTATATTCATTAAAATGTATTAATATTACATCCATTATCCAACTATTGGCGTCTGATTCAAAATAATCCGATTGAATTATATCTGCTACTTGCTGTAAAAATAGTCTATCCGTAAACATTGCAGATAATACTTTTACTTGAAAGCCCCATCCATATTCACTTAATTTATCTGTCATAATAGATAATAATAAAAATTAAAATAAAATCAAATCATTTCTGTGTTTGTTTTGCAAATGCATCTAATGAAAGCCATGTTCGAGTCAACCAATCTGGAAGATTCTTCATTACTGCCCACATTTTATCTTCATAGAATAACCGCTGAAACTCGGCACGGTTTAACCCGGATATCGATTCACCCATTATGCCTCTGATTTTAGAAGATACATTTGCTGATATATCTAGAAGTTTTATGTCCATGAGTTGCCAATTCTTTTCAAGGGTTTCTCGATGATCTAAAATCTTCTGATATTTTTTTGTTTCGGTTAGAAGTGTATTACTCTTTTCAAATAACTCTTCTAACGTAACTTGTTTGCTATTAACAATTTCCGGAATAAGTTTTAAAATGGTCTTTGGACCTATACCGGATACTCCTGGTATATTATCTGACTTATCACCGGTAAATGATCTATATAATACCATATTATTTGGATGTACTCCAAATTCGTCTATAACTGCTTGGGTGTCATACATTTTCTTTTTAATTGGAGACCAAATTTGGATTCGATCATCAACTAATTGATAGAAATCTCTATCGGTAGAAACAATAGTAATCTTCTTACATGTTTCCGTATACATTTGTGCAATATATGCAATGGTGTCATCTGCTTCGATTCCATCCATTGATAAAAAAGTTACAGGCAAATAATCTAGATATGATATTAATCGACTAAATTGATGTTTCATTGATTGTTGCTCATTTTCTATACTAGAATCATGATGATCAAATCTTCGCAATTTTGTTTTATTAGCTCGATTAGCCTTGTAATCTTTATAAATCTTTTTTCGTTTAGTATTTCCATTCCTACCATCAAATGCAATTACACATCTACTTGGGTTGAAATCTCTAACCGTTTTTCCAACTGAATATAAAAATCCAGTTATTCCTCCGATATGGTCACCATCTTCATTGTATGCTGGTGTAGCACCGAAGCTTCGGATAAAGGTATTGAGCCCATCAAATACCATGATATGATCATTAGCATCCTTCGGGCTCGTTTCCTTTTCTTTCTGTAACTCTTTAAATAATCGTTGATACGTATTCATTATCCTTCTTCATCAATTACAGTTTCGTCTATAATGACATCATCGATACCACCATGTACTCCTGCTTGATATTTAAAGATATACGCATCGCAGATTCTTTTGTATAACCGTTCCTTTGCTGCAGGATTATCCATTACCTTGCTAACAAAATCTTTGCTTTGGAATTTCATTTCTCCAAAGACTTCTCCAGTTTCATGATCTACATCTTCCAATGTGTACCATGCTCCTGCTTGTTTAACCAATTTGAATTTCTTCATTAGGTTCAACCAACCACCGAAATTGTCAATACCACTATCATAATAGATTTCATAATCAATCTTACGATGTGGTGGACCCATACGATTTTTAACTACCTGCACGCTTGTCTTGCTACCTACTACCTGCTCTGCACCATTAACTGTTGCTTTAATTTGACCGGTATTTTTCAATCGCAGTCTAACAGATGCATGGAAAGGAATTGCCTTACCACCTGATGTTGTCCACTGATCTCCAAATGACACGCCCATTTTAACTCTGAGTTGATTGGTGAAGATTAAACAGATTCGTTCTCGAGCAATCCAATTGGTAACCTTACGCATTGCTTTAGACAAAATAATTGATTTGGAGGTTGCATAACCATCCTTGTCATATTCTGCTGCTAATTCAATTTTTGTAGATGCCCCCATTATAGAGTCTACTACAATTGTTACTAATCGGTCTTTGTCAGATTGACGTACCCCATCCACAATAGTTTCAATTGTTTCAAAAATTTCCTCGATCGTTTCAAGAGGTACGTATAACATAGTTTTCAAATCGGCACCGATTGCAGTTAAGAATTCCGAACTAGTTGCAGACTCCGTGTCTATATACACTGCAAGTCCGCCTTTCTTTTGTGTTTCCGCTAAGGTGTGTGCTGCTAACAATGATTTACCCGACGCTTCTAACCCTGTTATTTCGGTAATTCTACCAACAGGAAATCCTCCATTAGGTCGATTCGATATTGCTATGTCTAATGCATCACATCCTGACGATATCCATTCGGTAACATTGCTTGGCGAATCATCATCGCCATCTAAAAAGAATGCTGTCTTTAACGCTTGACCTTTAAACTGTTTGTTTATACTATCGGCCAATGTGTTTGCTAACGCATCTTCCAGTTCGTCCTTACTTTTGCTTTTTTTCTTTGCCATTTAAAGACTCCTACTTGTTAAATAAATCGTTGAATGCTTCAGCTACATCAGTTTTCTTTTCTTCGGTCTTAGCTGGTGCTGCGCCCTCAGTTTTAGCAGATGTGTTTGCTGTGGTGTTAGATGATGTATCGACGTCTGCACTGTCATCTTCCGGATTCATCCATTCTTTAAGAGCTGTTTCTAACTCATCATAAGTTGGTTCTGGAAAAATGTCGGTGATCTGAGGTTGGTTCATGATCTTTTCTGCAATTGCCTTGTCATCAGTCGCAGATGTGGTGTTAGGTTTGACACGAATTGTAGTCTTAGGATATCCGCCGCCTTCTGCAGGAATAAACTCTACGTCGATGTCACGACCATTCATTAAATCTGTGATATCACCATAATCTGGATCAGACACAATAGAAAGCAATTCAGTGTAAATTGTTTTACCGAATCCCCAAAATTTAACCCCTTCAGATTCTTTTCCGCGGACGATTACTGGAACATAAGTTCTCATTTTAGGTTCAATTTTACGACCCATTAACCATTCGTCTTTGTCTCCGGTCTTTTTTAGTTTTTCTGCAAACTCAACTACCGGGTCTGCATTACCAAATGATATTGGAGATAGCATTGACCGTTTGGCAATGTCATAGTGAAAATACAATTCTATAAATGGATTGTCTTTGCGGTGAACGTAAGGTACAATTCTTACTCTTGTTTTTGGTCCAGCTTCTGGTTTCCAAAGGTTGTTACGACGGTCGTCGGTTTTGTTTAATTGGTTAAGTTTTGCCTTGATGGCGTCTAAGTTAAGTCCCATTTAAGTACTCTTTTTTTGTTAAGTTATTAATTTATGTTATTTATTAATTATATATTAGATAATTAAATCGTTAAGTCCAAGTAATTTGTTAAGTTTTTTATTATCGAATTCCTAATTCGTCATTGTATTGATCTTTGTCAATTTCATGAAATTCATCAAATTGCCCGTTGCGATCATTTGCAGCATAATATTTTCCATTATGTTTAGCTACTACTGCAGTGCCTCCCATTTCAGCGTTTTGATCATCACTTTCTTGCCAATCTAATGAATTTGGATCAACCCCATCTTTTGTTTTTGGTATACCTTGATATGAAATCTGATCCCAATCTATGTCCCAATCATAATCTCCTCCGCCTAAACCAACGGCATTAGCATAACAAATCCATTCACCGCCATGTTGATCAACTCCCATTATGGTACCTGTCCATCCATATTCGTCGACACGATCTATTAATTCATAGTCTTCAAATTCAATTTTATAATTTTTTCCTTCATGTCTGTAAATTACAGTGTAATAAGGTTCTGACCCTTTGATGTCAATTATTTTGTCTTCTGGTGGTTGTGATTGTTCTATCAATGTTTTAAGTCGTATCATTACAATCCTAGTTTTTGTAGATGATCTTCTATAGTTTGATCATTTATTCCGTGTTTATCTGCTATTGATGCATCTTGAATATCTATAGATAATACACTGCCGGTTGCATCCATCATGATTGTTAAGTCAATTTCGTCTCCGTCTATTTGTATTTTGCAATCTAATTTTATGTCTGATATAGCTCTGGTTTGATCATACATATGAAATGCCGATACATATTCCAAATCGGTATTCCGATCATCGAGATACATTTTTATTTCACCAATCAATGAATCAATCATTTGCCCGTCTAATTCGCCGTCGACTTCGAAGTCAAAATCGCCGCCTAGGTTGAAATCTATATGGGCGTAATTAACTATTAGTTTAAAGTCTTTTTGTGCGTTTGAATTACCATCGGGCATACCCGGAGAGAAGTCCATATGTTGTTCTGCTATTAAATCTTTAAGTCGTATCATGTTATTATCCTATTATATATAATAAATATCAGGTTACCAAGAAATCTTCTTGAAAAATGTTAATTCAACTACTCGGTAATCGGAATCGTCGGTTAATATAAATGAATTGCGATAGTGTGTCCAATCTACTTGATATGTTTTGTCTAACACTCCGTTGTTGACTCGTCGTATAATTGCGTTTAATGCATTAACCGTATACAAGGTGTTGGTTTCTTTTTTACGATGTATGCTTATGGTGTTTTGTCCTCTGCGTGTTGTGCTGTCAGCATTATAAGTGCAATACAATTGATCTGTTTTTTCAGCATTGGAAAACACAAATATTCGTTGTTCTGGTATAGTGTAACTTTGTTGTATGTAATCAGTTATAATGTTTAAATCTGATTGATGTGCAAATGTGCATAGTAGTTGTGTTTTCAAATTATTCTCCAAATAGTTTTATAGATAATGAATCTAATACGCTTAAAATTTCTGAAGATATTAATTGCTCCGGAGCTATTTTTTTATTTAGTAATTTTACGCCTAACGAAATTTCTATTGGCACATCGTCTCCAGCAAATTTATAGACAGCATGGGGTGTAATATTTAAATATTTATATGCACTGTCAGTATTTACTAATGCATTAGTTTTATCTGTTATACTCCAACCAGTTTTAGCAATATGTGGATATCCATTATAAAATTCATTATATAAATTATTCCTATCGTATTTATACGTGTGAATACGTATTGCGGTTATTGGATTGTTAGAACCAGGTTTTTTTATTTTTTCTACCCATACAAAATAATGATCGTTACCGTCTTCTCCTGCTATCTTGTTTATTATTGAGTTAATTCGTTGTTTAATTGATTCTTTAGCTCGTTTTGTATCGTCATCATCTTTTTCATCGAGTTTAACAATATCTGTTATTGTTTTTGATTCAAAATTTGTATCTGATGTTTTTAAAAAATTTAAATAAGTTAATACTCCTTTTATATTCCTATCATCTATATTTTTAATATCACTCCCTAAACTAATTGCCTTTCCTTTTTCTGTTGTTTTTAAACTAATTGCGTGTCCATTAACACGTAAATCGTTTATTGTTTGTGCGCCGCCAGTATGTACAGATACAATTTTAGGTTGTTTATTTAGCAATGTAGATAACAACACTTCAGATATTGTTCCTAGTGAATTTGGATCAAACATACTGAATATTTTAAGATATCTAGAATAGACTGGAGCTATTTTTATAAATGCTTGTTTTAATAACTCAATATCATTTTTTGGAATGTCTCCGTTATCTAACTTTGATAATTGTTCTTCATCCTCAGTAAGGCCCATTGCTCGTTTAACTATGACATTTTGTTCAGCTTCTGGAAGATCGGTCATTTCTTGTAAAACATTTCTAAGTTCTACGTAATCTTCTTCGCAATCTGGATACCCCTTGTCTAATCGGTATGTCCATTCGGTAATTATAGAATCTATATTCATAACGTGATATTACTCATTTTATCATAAATATCGCCAACTTTACATTTCACCGGAAAATTACCCGTTTCTAATAACATTTTAATTTCCGGCAATAGGCCTTTGGCTTCTGATAAAGGAACATCGAATAGGACGGAGTCATATGTATACAATATTATACATGTTTCATAGTCTTGCAGATACCGTTGTAGTTCTGCTAATTTTTTAACAGACACTTCTGTTTCAGTGGCTTGCAGATAATAGTTAAACAATTTATATGACGTCATGTTGGTGACTTGGTCTTTGCAAATGCTTCTGCCTATAATAGGAGTTTTTATGCAACCACTACGTTTCCATGTAGCCCAAAGTTTAAACACAAAATCATGCACTTGCTGGAAGAATGGAATAGTTAAAAACTCTTTGTCTATGCCTCCATATAAAAGTCGAAATGTTATGCTTTTGCTTTCCGATCGTTGTTCTTCCGTTAATTTGTCGACACCAAAATAGAATTGACCTAAATAGTCATGTATACTTGTGTCTGGCAAATCATATCCAATTAATTTAGCAATCAGTCTAACATGATAACTATCAAAGTCCATTTCTACTAAAGCTCCAGCTGAGTGTCTGCTTATAAATGCTGCTCTAGTACCATCTTCTTTGTTCATTGCCGCATAATTGAATCCACCATATGCATTGCTTGGTCTACCTGTTGTGGTATGATAGTTGTATCTGGAATACACTCGATTGCCATTAACTAGTTCTGGCATACGAAAAGTGCTATTAACTGCTAACCCATTTTGTTCTATGTCAGCAAATGTTCTGGGATACAACTCATTGAACTGTTTATATGAATCTGTAAGTTTTACATTTAATATCATTGGCCATGCATAATGCCTAATCTTTTGACACATTGCCAGATGCTGTTGCATTGGTATTACTGAATTTACTTGAGATAATGATTTTAGTCTACGCCAATAAAATTCATGAGCTGCGGTTGGATAGTGGGTTTCATCATATGGTTCATTGTAAGTATACCACCACAAAGTCTTTACATCCCATACGGCATCGTTTCCACCGGTTTGAAGCCATCGCTTCTTGTCATGGATATATATATCAGTTAATGCTAAGAAGTCCTTAAGATATTCGTTGAAGCCCCTTATTTGTTCTGTATGATGTATTGGTACTATCCACTCACTATCATCTTCACAATATATATACAATGCATAGATATCTTGTATACACGTATGAGTGGTTGGGTTTGCATAGATCGGAACTAACAATGTCTTGTTTTCTGCTATTATGTTCAGGCAGGTTTTAACATCAGATTCATAGTCCACTATCATATACAATATAATAGTAAAATAATTTTACGAATCCAATCCGTTTATGTCTGTGGGTGTTATGAAGTCTACGTCGGTGTAATATTCAAGTGGATTAGACAATTTAATACTAATACCTGGCATTCGTTTTGTAGCCAGTTTGATTTGATTTAAATTTTTTGTTACTACACCGAGTAATTTAACTGGACCATTTGATGAATCGGTTTTCTGGCCGGATATATACCATGGTAATTTTATTGCATTATACATTATATTATCAATCTGTGATGCTTTCCATTTATCAAATTGCGATTGATCTATTTCTATAATATTCTTAGAATTTTGTTTTTGAATAAAATATCGTATAACAAAACCTCGGCTGATATCGGATGATGTTATACTAACTGGTTTTAGAATTAGTGATTGAAATGTTACATTTATATCTGGATTCAATTGTTTATATTTATATCGATCAGTATTCAAATTCTCATACGTAATTAATTTACGAGATGTATTTCGATTCCAACTTGGTTGACTATATATTTCGCCAGTTGTATATTTATGATATAATCCAATATATTCAACACCATTACTATACATTAATTCGTTATTAAATGCATATAAATTATTGGTAATTTCATCCGCGCCGTAATATGACTTTTGTCTACTCATTTTATATTTGGCCTCATTATACAATTGACACCCGTAGTCCATTGTCCTTGTGTTGTTACATTGTGTGTGATTCCAATTATACTAAAAACAGTATTAACTTTATATCTAGACGGCAATGCATGAAATATAAGAACATCGCCATATCGTAATCCATTAACGCCGTCAATTGTAAAACTGGCCTGAAATGGAAATACTGGTGCTGATGCTAGTTGCGACGCTTGTATATTTGGAGTTGGAAATTTCATGTATTCATATAAAGCTTTACGCAATTGTAGTTGAGGGGCTTCGTCAGTTGGATCATTACCAAAATTTAATTTTGCTGAGGTTAATGCTTCTATTTTTGAATTATAGTTTTGTTCATATTTTTCACGAAATTTATTAATAGCATCGGCATCGCCAGCTCCTGCTGTATACATAAAATTCATAAATGGGGCAATGTCATTTTCTGATATAGCATCTGATGTATTTAAAACATATGATAAATTTTTAGCATTTTCTGGTAATGATGCACTAAATTTAAAATCTCGGCAGATAGTACCTTCTGGGTGATTAGCAAACATTGGTACGATATATGGTTGTACGGGATCTGGATCGGTTTCTTGTAATGGTATGGTTATTGTTTCACCGTTGGTCCAAACAAATGAATGGGATTCTTGGACCTCGGATTTTGTCTCTGGTATTGGTTTTAAACACTTAACATCTGCAAATAATAATGCATCTTGGAATGTAGGATGTGTTACTAATTTTAAGTCAATTGCTCCTGCTGTATTCATGTTAATATATGAAGAAATTTCTGCTAAAAATCCTTTTATAGTATATGCAGTATTACCAGTATTACTTAATTTAGTAACAATTGAATTAATTAGTGATAAATTAATAAAAATTCTAGATGGATATAAAACCCTCGTTTGCTGTCCGGTTGAATCTTTAATTTCTTCCCATACTCCTGGCCATTCTTGGCTTGCAGCTGATATTATATTTTGATAATATTGCAACCCGCCATATGAATTCATACCAGATTTATCACCTGGGGTTTTTGGTAATAATAATATGCTTTCAGGATCAGCGGACACTAATTCACTATAATAGTTGCTAATAGTAGTTAACTCATTACACATTATTAATGGTATTGCTGATGAAGCTTCTCCACCAGTTTTAGACAAAACCCGACCATTGATAAATTCAATTAATGCACCTAATGTAATATATCGATAATCATATATTGATGTTGAGTGTATATTTTCTGGAAGTACTGGATATGGATCTCCTTTTAACACCCACTGATCATTTGTATCTACTGGATTATAATGTGATTCTTTTAAATCTAATTTCGACAAAACATCGGTAGGTAATTTTTCAGTTGTATTAATATCTAGATTCAATATATATTCAATTTCATTGCCTTCTGCATACGCTACATCTGATATTGGAATAATGTCATTTTCAGCAGCCGTCAGCAAAATATCAAGTGCAATGTTCTGATCAACAATATCATATAAATTTTCATAAAATTCTGATGTATAGTTACTACCAGTTTCTGCAGACACGGTTTCTAATGTTGTAGTATTTTCTGGATCGGCTATTTTTTCTTTTTCTTCTTTCTCTTTT